GAAATCGCTATACGTTTTTCAATATTATATTGTTCTGATTTACTACCAGATAGTTCTAATTCTTGTTCAGCTTTTAATTGTTTATTTTTATGCTCAACACGTTCGTTATAAATTTCTTGGATTATTTGTGAAAGAATACCTTGTTTGGTTGTATCAAATCGAACGCCATTTACAGCAAGTGATGTATTTGGTTTAGTATTTTTTACTTCACCACGAAGAACAGATTCAACATCAACGCCTGATTTATCATCATTAAGAATAGTCTCAGGTGACATATTATATTGCATAATAATTGAAGGGTACAGAGAGTTCAAGTCAAATGAACACACCCAATCATGCATTCCTATTTGAGGTTCTTTAACATATCCACCAGCATATGCACCTTTAAATGAATCTTCATTTTGTGGTATTGCTATATGTTTTTCATACAAATGCCTATAGATTAAGGAATCCCATATCGCCACAGTCCCAAGAACTGCATCATAATTAACTCCACCTTTATAAGCCATAGTTAATGATAGGGTAATAAGACCAAGCTTATCCTCCATTCTATCAATCAGCTCTACATCTTTAATATTATAATCAATAAATTTCTGATAATTTGTATCATGTAATTCGTTAAGGTCTGAGGCTTCACCAAAGTCAAGCTTTTTCTCGCCAAGTACTACATTAGCAATGTGATCTAGCTTATAAGATTCTTGTGGTCCATAAGTAAATGCAAACTTTTTAAATAATGCATAATAATCAAGAATTGTAATACCTTTTAATTCATATTTTTCGCGTGTTTGAGTAGAAAATGGTTGTTGTATTTCTCTCTTGTCTATCATTCTCCAAGGAGATAACATTTTCTCTTTATTCCCACCATTGACTTTTGCTATACGATTTACAAGATATGGAATATCAAAAAATTCTACGTTCCAACCAGTAATAATATCAGGAGAACTAATGCCCCAATGAACTAAAAATTTATGAAGTAGTTCTCTTTCAGTTTGACATTTAATATAACGAACTTCATATTTTTCCATTAAAGATTTTTCTATATCATAATCACCACAACCAAATGTATAATAAACATCGTCTATATTATTTTTCATTGTGATTGCTGTTACTTCTTGGTCAGCAATAGCTGGGTCAGGAAATCCTTCACCAAATTTTACCTCGATATCAAGAGAGGTTACATTAATTATATTACGATTCCAATGAATATTTCCAGGGAATGTCTCATTAAGATATTGAGCAACATAATTAGTATTACCATACACACCAAAGTTATCAACATCTTTATATTTTTTTATAAATTCTGTAGCATCTTTCATACTACCAAATATCATAGGGTCGACAGACTTACCATCAAGAGATTTCCATTTAGTTTTGGTTTTTTTAGATGTGACGTGTAGAGTGGGTTTGAATGGAATGGTGAAGCTCACCTTCTTTCCGTTTTCATACCCAGTATATTTGATTACTTTTCCGTGACGAAAAGCGTTGGTGTAGAAAGTATTATTCATGATATATTATACCATAAATCATACCAAATGTAAATAGATTTATGTAAATATTTCTTGTTGTGGTGGTACTTGAAGTTTTATAGTTCCTCTAACCATTGAGTTATAATTTTCTTCTAATTGAGCTTCAGGCTCAACGACAAACATGATGTGTTCTTCTTTAATCATTAACTCATCAATTTCGCAATAAGGCAAATAAGGCACAAAGCCTATTTTACCATGTGCGCCTGGGTCTGGTATTAAAAGGATTGGAGATTTAACGAATTTTCTTTTATCGTTTTCTTTGACTATTGTCACTAATATTTCTTCGCCCGACGTAAGCCGGATTAATCTAATTTTATTCATAATTTATTGTTTTGATTTATAATCTTGTATTGCAGCCTTAATTGAATCTTCAGCTAAAACCGAGCAATGAATTTTTACTGGAGGTAAGTTAAGTTGTTCAACCACCTCTACGTTTTTAATTTCATGTGCTTCATCAAGGGACATACCTTTGAGCATTTCAGTAATGATAGAAGAAGATGCTATTGCAGAACCACAACCATAACATTTAAATACTGCGTCCTGTATAATATCTTTCTCTACTCTAATTTGTAGCTTCATAACGTCGCCACAAGAAGGAGCACCTACCATACCAGTCCCGACATTCGGGTCGCCCAAGTCCATCTTACCCACATTACGTGGATTATTATAGTGGTCTAAAACTGCGTTTGAATATGCCATAGTGCTCCTTAGTATTTATTAGCCTAACAACAGCTTTTTAGCGTGTTTAGGCAGGTCACCTAAATTAATTGTTTGAGGTCTGTCCTCTTCTGGAATATCGTTCTCCAAAATAACAACAAGCAATCCATCAACAATATCAGCTCCAACAACCTTAATGGTCTCGCTTAATGTGAATGAACGCTCAAACGCTCTTTGAGAAATACCACGATGGGCGTAATCTCTTGTATCGCTACTACCCTTATGTTTACCGGTAATAGTTAAAACACTTTTCTCAAGTGTTAAATCAATATCATCTTTTTTAAATCCTGCAACAGCGATTTCAATTAAAAAGTGACCGTCATCTCTTTTGATAACATTATACGGCGGGTATCCTACACCTCTGGCTGTTTCTGGATTTATTTGCGCTAGGTTATTAAAAAGATGATCGAATCCAAGGAATGTATCCCTCGGAAAGTTAAATGCTAAGTTTGACATAATGTCCTCCTATTAAATAGCAAGGTTAAAAATGTGGCTCCATGCCACGGTTAATGTAGGCCCTTTCGGCATCCTACAAGTTTATTTATATATAATTTTACCACCATTTCATTATTTGATTCCAATATTATATTTGGGACAAAGTTCCCAGTCTCCCTTTTCCTTATGTGATATAATTTTAATTTGATTTAGTGGAGCTGTTTCTCCTACTGGTTTAACAGTTTCTAGTAATCCCCAATCAGACATTAATGTTACAATTGTGTTTCGTCTTTGGAGGTCATTTTCTGTTAGGTTAGATGGTTTACCATCTAACAAAAATAATTCTTTAAAATGAGTTATAAAGTATCTTCCTTGTTTATGAAGGATATGACATGATTGAAATAGTTGAGAATCTCGCTTAGACGCTACGCCCATTCTAGTTAAGGTTTCTCTAATCTTGAGAAAATCGTCTGGTTCTGATAATATAATTTCTAACATCATATCTGGTTTCCAATCAACCAGTTTGTCCCTGTTTTCCGCCATGAAATATTTTCCTTTTTATTGTATTAAGGTTTTCATTACTTAAAAGCGGAAGTACATCACGAGCTTTTTCATTGCTATAACCGTAATATCTTTTTATAGCATTGATATTTTCAGATTCAATAGATTTATTCCACTTGGAGAAACGATTCCGCTTCCTAACAATATTTATAAGAAAATCGAATTGTAATCTGTTATCCAGGTGGTGGTATTGATTCATTTCATTAGCATATAGGACAGTATCTGGAAAATAAGATAGACCACGATTTACCATAAAGGCATTATAGTCTTTTTCATTTTCAAGTACATCCTTCTTTGTAGAGGATATTGATTTTATAATTTCAAATGGATTCATGTAATAAAATATCCTTTAATAATTTTGTCTAAGTTTAGGTATGTAATCCATAACCATACTGCAAAGGTTATACCTACAATAAACATTAATAATTTCATAACGTTTTTATATATTTAACATTTTCAAGTAGGAAAGACCTCCACCCATTATTATCTGTGTCAAATACAGCTAAGACATCTTTACTTCTGGCCTTAACAGATAATCCTTTTGGTGTCATATCTTCTGGTATAAATTCAGATGCTAATGTACAATTCATAATACGTTCAGTACCATCTTTCTTTTTAAAGCAAACATTAACTACACCATCATGAAGAAATTCTTTTAAATCTTTTCTAAATTGTGTTTTTTCATTCTCGTTCATTATATTTTACGCCAAGATTCTCGGCTAAAATGAGCCTCATATCTCTAAATAATCTACTGGCTTTTTCCAATTGCCATACAATATTTACCATAGCTAAAGCCATAATTATTGTTGCATAATTTGATAATTCTTCTAACATAAGTCTCCTATTTAAATTTAGTTTGTGACATTATTTCAGTCATACATGCCACTACGTTTAATTCATGATCAGCAACAAAACTATCCTTATAGGAATAGTCTGCAAGGATGAGTACTAATTGTGGAATGCTTGAAGGCATTACATACTCAATCATATTATCATAAACCATTCTAAATAATTTTGATGATTCAACATCAATATTATCAGTAACCCATTTACGCATTTTCTTAAAGTTTTTAGCTTTAAGATCGCTCATTAATCCTTTAATACTTGACTCAGATAGAGTAACAAGAACTCCGGTATCAATGGTGCCACTCATCCCATACCTTTGACATTCATTAATGACACGTCTCCAGTCTGGAATATATTTCATAATCAGTTCAGCAAGAACCTGATTGTCATATTTAATTTCTTCGGAATCAAGAATAAATTGAAGCCTTTGCATAAATTGCGTAGCCATTTTTTCTTTGCTTCCTAAGTTAAACTCGTATATAGAACACCGCGAATGGATAGGGTCTATAATACGATTTTTAAAATTACATGTTAATATAAATCTACAATTCGAAGAGAACTCTTCAATGAACCCACGCAATGCAGGTTGTGTAGATT